AACTGTTGTTGGTACATGGAAGAAACTGATTTCTCCATCACCCGATCCTCATGTCACAACTGCTCTCTGCGTCTTTAGAAGTATCAATTTCCCAGAGCCTGAGCGAAAGCCACTCAGAGTAGAATTTGATCTACACAAATTTGATCAGAAGCGAAGCCATATAACTGATGGCCTGAGTCTTGAAGATGCGTCGGAGCAGCTTGAATTAGGTAACATTCAAACTTTGGTCAAACCGTTGCCTAAAAGATGGACGGTTTATGAGAATTTCAAATGCGCCGTCACGCCGCTATTTGGCATGATAAAAGAAGCTGTTAAGGCGCAGGCTTCTATTCCTCTGCAGCTTGATGGACCGCCGGCTATGGACGCCTCCGCATACACCGACATTGTTCTGGCAAAAGAGAGTGAAAATTCTTCTACTGTGGCCAATGATGGCGATTCAACAACCAACAAAATCGAGAGTGATGATGAAAGCACTGAAACGTCGTCTCAAACCGCGTCCGAGACTGATCAAGAAGAATCTGATACAAGCAGTTATACGACTGCTACTGATCACTCGCTTGCAATTGAATCATCAGACAATTTGACTGAGATTGAGGAGAAAGTTGAAGAGATGTCCAACCAAGTATTTCTTGATCAGATACTAGCTCAGGGCATCGCATCAGGATTAGCCCCAGAGTCATTGGTCACTGAAGCTACCGCGCCTCCTGTGTCAAAGAGCGTCTCCTTAACAGATGTTCACACTTTGGCTATAACCAGAGTTTTACATCCGAATACGGAGTTCTTGATTTCCTGTCTTCCGGAGCACATTGAGGTCATTTACGATGAATTTGAGCATCCCATATCTCTCAGCTGGCAGCTAAACAAAACACCTGAGTTATTGAATCTGCTTATGTATCAGAATGGTGCGGACTCGTTAATCCAAGACTTGAGCGGCACAGGTGTTGCATCTATTGAGATTGCAAAAGCCCTCGACTCATTAAAAGCAAAATACGAAGACGAAGATTCAATTTATGAGCAAGGGTTTGAAGTGCAAGGAGTTGAAGAAGCCAAGGCAGTCATCGTGCCACAAGAGTACAAGACCCGAGACGAACCCGAGGTAATTGCTAAACCAGAGCCCAAAAAGATTGGCCCTGATTCTAAGCCGTCGAAACATCATTGCTCAAAAGCCCCGCATTCTAGACCGGATAGCAAGCACTTTATCAAGAAATTCCAATTGTTAGCGCATTCCTACACTGACTTTGGAACTCAAGCTTATCGCCCTAGAACTGAAGGCTGGAAATCTTGCCCAGAAAACGGGCAGAGAAAACTAGCATGCGTGGAACTTCAATGGATAATTTGCATGGCAAATGACGGTAAAATCAATTTGCATGAAAAGCACGCAGTTTTTTATGCAGGTGCAGCGCCAGGAATTCATATTCGATTGCTAGGTAAGGTTTTTCCTCACTGGGTTTTCCACCTTTATGATCCTAAACCATTTGCAGACAATTTAGCGAGCAAGAATGTGATTCTACATCAAGAGAAATTCA